CGAAAATAACCCCAGTGTGGTTGATGACTGCATTCGTCAGGGGTATGATGTAGAAATAGATCTGTGGTTTGATAACAGCGGTCTTTATCTGGGTCATGACAAACCCACGTTTTCTGTTACTATGGCTTATTTAAATTTACATAAATCTAATTTATGGATACACTGTAAGAATCTCCTTGCATGCTCTGAAATACACATGCAGAGTGGTTTAAATTATTTCTTGCATGAGGAGGATGACTATGTACTCACCTCAAAGCGCTATGTGTGGACATATCCAAGATCTCAAAATATACATACTTGGAATCAAGTATTGTTAGATTTTTCACCCGATGTAGATTTGCAAAAGTATAGGCAGCTTGGCATTTATGGGGTATGTGTAGATTATGTCTAAGATTTCGATTTGTTGTCCGGTGTATACGATGAAAGGTAAAACTGCTGAGAAATTCTTAGTTGAATATCTATCGCTTCTTATGTTTCAATCTTTTAAAGATTTTGATATAGTTATATCTAATCAGAATAGTCTGAGGGGGATAAGAGACGGGTTTAATTTAAAACAAATATGTGATACTTTTTCACATGTATTAGATATTAAATTTTATCAAAATAATAGTGAAATAAAGAATGCCGCTAATAATGTAAACAATGCTGTGAGGCATGCTACTGGTGAAATTATAAAGTTATTATACATGGATGATTTTTTTGTGGATCAAAATGCTTTACAAAAGATAAGCGATGCATTCGATAGTAAACCTGACGGTAAATGGTTTATATCTGGATTCACTCATTGTAATGAAGATCGCTCTCAGTACTTTGATACCAGAAAACCTTGGTATGGTAACAAATACGTTAATGGAGATAACACTACTGGTAACCCATCTAACTATGCAGTAAGAAACAATTGTTCTTTAGAAATGGATGATAGCTTACTTTGGATAGTTGATGGTGAGTACTTTTATCGGTCCTATTTCTATCATGGTGACCCTATTATGATAGATGATGTTTTGGTTTGCTTTAGAGAACACACATCCTCTGCGTTTCGGGATCCAAAATTTATGGAATTGGATACAAAAGAAAGACAATATTGTATTGACAAATACCACAGAGGCATGCCACCGAAAGACATTGCATTAAATTGGAAGTGAGTATATAATATGTAATTATGAGGACTTTATTATGAAGATTGGAAGTGAAACGTTGTTGATGCTAAAGAACTTTGCGTCAATCAATACCAATATTGTTTTTAAGCCGGGAGATTGTATTAGTACGATCTCTAATGCAAAGAATATCTTTGCTAAAGCTACTATAAAAGAATCTCTCCCCATCGAGTTTGCTGTATATGATTTAAACTCTATGCTGGCAATGCTTACCCTGATGGACAATCAGGAGGTGGAGTTTACCGATAAGTGCTTAATCGTCTCCAGCCCATCGGGTAAGTTTGAGTACTACTACTCCAGCCCGGAGATTGTAACTGCAGCACCTAGCGGGGAGATCGAGCATGCCGATGTCTATAAATTTAAGCTTACCGCTGAAGAGATTCAGATGATAACTAAAGCTGCAGCTATCACGGGTGCACCTACTGTATCGGTTACTAATAAAAATCAATCTGTTATTCTTTCTGTAAGTGATCGTAAAAACGATACTGCTGCAAACTTTAAGAAAATTCTAGGTACATCGTTTGATAACTTTGATGTGTTTATTGCGGTAGAAAATTTAAAGGTAATTACTGATGCGTATGAAGTATCGGTTGCTAAGACTTTAAATGGTAAAGCTAAGTTTCTTTATTTTAAAAATGAAACAAGACAATTGCAGTATTGGATCGCTGCTGAACCGGGCTCTATTGTTTAATTAAAAAGGTTATATCATGACAGACCATTTTCTCTATGTTGAGAAATATCGGCCGAAAAAAATTGATGAGTGTATACTACCGGTAGAGTTAAAAAAGTATTTTAATCAGATTATAAGCCGAGGTGACATACAGAATATGTTGCTTTGCGGTACAGCTGGTACTGGTAAGACTACTGTAGCTAGGGCTCTGTGTGAGGAACTGGGTACTGATTATATAATTATTAACGGATCGGAAGAATCGGGTATCGATGTACTTCGTACAAAGATAAAGCAATTTGCCTCTACTGTTTCCTTTAGCGGTAATACTAAGGTAGTTATTCTAGATGAAGCTGATTACTTAAATCCTAACTCTACTCAGCCCGCACTGAGGGGTTTTATAGAAGAGTTTGCGCTCAACTGTAGGTTTATCTTTACTTGTAATTTTAAGAATAGAATTATACCCCCCCTGCATAGTAGATGCGCGGTAATTGAATTTAAAATACCTAATGAAGAGAAGCCAAAGCTGGCTGCTAATTTCTTTCGGCGGGTATCTGAGATATTAAAGTCCGAGGGGGTAACGTTTAATAATCGCGCATTGGCGGGGGTGGTGGAAAGACACTTCCCTGACTTTCGTAGAACTCTAAATGAATTGCAGCGATATGCGCAATCTGGTGCTGTGGATGAGGGTATCTTAAGCAGCATGGGTGATACCAATATGGGTGAGTTGATAGAGTCTGTGCGCAATAAGGATTGGAAAAAGATGCGTGCCTGGGTGGTGAGTAACTTAGATAATGAGCCTGTTGCTTTATTCAGAAAAATTTATGATGCGTTTATACCCGTGACTAATCAGGTACCTCAGCTGGTGTTGACTATTGCCGACTACCAATATAAATCTGCCTTTGTATCGGATCAAGAAATTAATATGGTGGCCTGCTTAACTGAGATTATGGCATCAATAGAAATTAAATGAACACCATACTATTCAACATATTTCAATGGATAAAAGATGACTATAGAACATATCCTCTTCGCTTTATTATTGAGGTCATGGCATGGGCGATTAGTATCGGGTGTTCAATTACTATGGCAGCAACTGTACCCCATCCTCCTCTCATCATGCTATATCCTATTTGGATTTGTGGCTGTACTATGTATGCTTGGGCTTCCTATAGCCGTAAATCTTTTGGCATGCTGGCTAACTACCTCCTGCTTGTCACTATAGATTCAATAGGGTTGGTGCGAATGTTATGGATGTAAATGATATCTTCGGGCAACCGGAAGAGGTTATTATTCCGGAAAATAAGTATGTGGAAACCGCTATATCTCCATTTGATTTTGTAAATGCAATAAATTTTAATAAGAAAAATTTAATTATTGACGATTGGTCTGAAAAGCAGTATATCCCCTATATTGTTAATAAGGCTCTATCTTATGGTGCAGATACAGTAATTCCTGCGAATGAAATGAACTCCAGACCGCATATAGATAAAAAGCTTCAGTTTGATTTTCTCATAAATAGTATTAGGCCTTTAAAGCGATATAATAAGTGGCTGAAGGCTGAGAAGATTGATTCGATAGAAGTTATAAAGAAATACTATGGTTATAGCACAGAAAAAGCATATCAGGTATTTCCACTTTTGAATCAAGATATGATTGATTACCTAAAAGAAAAATTAGAAAAAGGTGGAAATTATAATGCTAAACGAGCACCTTCGGGCTGAATTGTCCAACTATACACCATTAGAAGTACAGCTGTCTCAACCAGATGATTTTCTTAAAGTAAAAGAAACTCTTACACGAATAGGGGTAGCTTCTAGAAAAGATAATATACTCTTTCAATCCTGCCATATACTGCATAAACAGGGTAGGTACTACATAGTACATTTTAAAGAGCTATTTGCGCTAGATGGCAAACCAACAGATATAGTGGAGAATGATATTGAACGCAGAAATACAATTGCTAAATTACTATCTGATTGGGGTTTAATAAAAATACTGGATGTGGAGTCTCACAAGTTGCTGGCTCCTCTTTCTCAAATTAAAATTATATCTTTTAAAGATAAGAATCAATGGGATTTACAAACCAAGTATAATATTGGTAAAAAAAGACCTGAAAGTGAAGATAATTTTTATAAATAATAGGCTCGTGTAGCTGTCTGCCAAACGCATGGGGCAGTTGGCAGATCACACACACATACACAAAGGAGTCTATCATGAGCAAAACACCGTACGAGATCCGTCTCGAAATTCTCAAAATGGCCAACGAAATTCTTCAAACGCCAATCTACCAAACTC